GTTGTAGGAAGAAGGGAAGATTCTCCAACATGAGAGTAACCCGCGCCAACATTTCACGAGCGACTTGCCCTTTGTTTGCGAGAATTGCAATCGTCTTCTCACTATGAAAACAAGCATACCATAATAGATAACCAACAGAACTAATCGACTTACCCGATTGACGGCACGCCAGAACGATAGAAAACCTGTTATCATTAAAGTGTTTGAACATCTGCTCTTGATAAGGATACAGGTCGAAAGGGACTAGTCCATCGTCAAGAGAGATAACTTTTAGGTAAGTTTTACAGAAGTATACAGGGTCTTTGCCACACTTGACATATTCCTTGACTTCTTCTTCTGTGAATTGATGCTGAACACCATCCCGTTTAACATTGGGATTACCAAGATATGATTCATTCTGATTTATCAGCATCAATAACCACTCCCGATTCTGCATGAATCAGTCTTTGTAAGTCTGTAGTCGTGCCTACAAACAAGTTGTTCGTGGTATTACCTAATTGTTTAGGTTCATCCTTTTTGTTAATGTCTTTGTTCTTTTTGTTCAAATCCATCAACTTGTCGTTGATATCTGCCATGTTTTTCATCATAGTTGATAAAACTTCAAACGCACGAGGATGCTCCGATTCACGAGCAACTTCAATCATAAGTTCCATACTCTCTTTACCTTTTTCTAAAAGGTCATAATACGTTTCGCGAGAGTATTCATAATCATCTTTAACATTTTTTTCTTCACTCATTAAGCACTATCCAAATCAGTTTCAGTAAATCCATAATCACTGTCAGCATTTATATTAGTTGGGTTTGGTGTAAGTTTCAGTGTTTTGATATACACATCACTATCATTAAGACCCGATTCTTGTAAAAATAAGTTATTACGAACATCGCGAATGATAGAACCATTATTCTCTGGGCCATACAACGCAATCTTCATATCAAAATCTAAACTGTAAACAATTGTTCTTCTTTGTTCTACCGCACCTTCAAAATCGTCAGAGAAGGTAACTCCACTCAAAGTTATAGGAACATCTTCCGTAAGTGAACTAATGTCGGAGAATGGTTTAATCGTTACCGAATATTGTGGTGCAAAGTATGGTAGTATCTGTTCTACAACTTGTAATGCGTCATCCTGTGATTTCGCATAGATGTTCAGTTGGAACGAGATTATATATGGTGTTGCAGTATAAATTCTTTGACGAGTTAGAACACTATCTGATACTGCCTTCGAGATATTGTTCATCTTGGGTAGTTGACGTTCTGCGTCATACGACATGTTCGTAATCTCAAATGACATACGAGGTAACTTGATTGCGACCCTACGTTCTGCCTGTTCACCTTTATTCATTTCCTCTAGACGAGAGATGAAGTTTCTTTTGGGTGCATATGACAGAGGAACTTTGACTTGAGATATAACTGCACCAGAACTATTAGTTCGGAGGACATGTAGATTATTGAACAGTGACCCAAAGACGGATACCGCAGTTCTCACTCTTTTATGATAGAAGTGTGTGCCAAACATTATCCGATATCTCCAAATGGATTAGACTCTGAGAAATCAAGGAAGTCTGATTCGAAGTCATCAAAGATTTTATTCTGTGCGTCTTTCTGTATCTCCTGAAGTTCCTGAACCAAATTAGGTGTTGCTACTGCACCAGACGTTGCACCTGTTACCTGTTTGTTTGTGGCAAAGGTGTGGAACTTACCGTCAGTTGAACCAACATGTGCGACCTGAAGAACTCTATCAGAGTCAGACCAATCAGTGACTTCACCTTCCATATTATAACCCGTATGAACTTGGGTGATAGTTTCACCAACAGTATAACCACTAGATGCAGAGTCCATAGTCAACGCATATTGAAAAGCGCCTTCATACTCAATCACATCAATACTCGCGATTTCTGTATCAAAATCCTCATCATTATATTCAAACAATTCGCAAGTCATACGGAATGTAGGCAGATTACTCAACTGATAAAAAGGAGTCTCTGTCTCTACTTTCTGGATTTGGAATATGGAGTTGGAAAGTGTCAGATAGATTAAGTCACCTTCACGAGGCCGGAAGTTCTGTGAGTCAAGTCGAGACCCTACGAGTTGTTTCCATCTTTTTCTTGAAACAATGAAGTTTGCTTGGTCTCTTAGTTCGATACCGAATTTGGTAAACAAGTCTCCCTCACCATCAAACGCTTCAGTATTCTCAATATACATCTCCACCTTGTAGGCAGAACCGAAACGTGACGGAACATCGTCAAGAAAGACTTTATCTTTGTTGACTATTTCTCTTGGAAGGTAGTAAACATCCTGACCATACATTTTGAGGGCTTCAATAATGATGTCCTCATACATGTTCTGTTCAGAACGAACTCCTTGTTTGAAATACGGGTTCGTTGCCATTTAATTATCCAACAAAGAAATCTGGTGGTGTATCATATTCATTATATATTCTCTGACGAGCAGCTTCAATCTCTTGTTTTGCATCTTCAAGAATTTGTCTACCATTTAATTGCACACCGCCAGGCAATTGTATACCCTCAAACTTTATGAGATTTTGTCCCCACTGTTCTTTGATAAGTGCAGTTGCATATTCTTTTAGGAACATATTATCATATGCTTTTCCACTATTGTTGACATCAGTTGCAAGATACATTTCAATCAGAATGATATCACCCGCCTGTAAATCACCTTGTGAACCAGCAATATCACCAAATATATTCAGAGTATTTCCGGCTCTACTAAACTGTATTTGTGGATGACCAGTTAGTTTTAGGTCGATAGTTGTAAGATACTGTTGCATTTGTTCATAGTATGCGAGGTCACCAATACCTGTTTGTAAGTCCCACATATCATTCAGACGCATCTGATACTTGATATCAAAGAAATTGACACTACTTGTTTGGTCATCAACGGGGAGAACTCGAACAACACTCAAAATATTATCGGGATTTATTGAACCGATACCATCAAGGTCAAAATCAATAAATCCTCTAGAAATCATATCTGATGTTATTGTTTTTGGAACATATGCCCTAAAACTACCTTCCGCAACATAATCGTGATATAGTTGTATTGCATCATTGATACGGTCTTCGATTTGTTCATCATCCACATTGATTTCAATCACGGGATGACCCAACCTACGAAGACAGTAATCTATGAACTGGTCTCTACTTGTTATTCTACTATACATTGACATTTATCTATTTATCCTTAATTTAACAACGTTCCAGAGGCATCGAACACTGAAATTAATCTTTGTGCGACAGGTTTACCACCAACCAATGCGGAGTCGGCGTGGACATCATTATTGAATGTTGATGTATCACTATCAAGAACTAGTGCCTCAGTGCTTTTACCATACAATCTAGTTGTTCTGTCGCCCCTTCTAACTAGAACCGTAGCACCGTCACCGGCTGGAGCCGCATTTCGACCCCAAGTTCTTTGAACAGCATTACCACTAGCTACTGCTATTTCAAAACCATTATTACCTCTTTCCCCATTAGTGAGAATAGACTTGTCAGAGTCATAGAATGCCAAGAATTGAACAGTATCAAATGTTCTGAGGTTTAGTTGTTTGTTACTGATGTCTTCAAAACTGGATTGACTTTTTGGTCTTAATGTTGACATTGAGATTGTAAGTGTATCACTATCCCAATCAAGAACACCATTGCCGCCATGATTGGTTGTGAATTTTCTACCATCAGCAGAACCTCTGTATCCATCCCAACCAGTCGCATCACCATTTTCTAAACCTTGATAACCAATACTCATAACACTATGAGTTGAACGATTGAACCCGCCGCGCTGAGACGAATCAAAAGCGTCCAAGCCGGGGAGAAGTCCACTATCTCTACCGATACCATATGAGACTGTCAATGCACCCGATACGAGTTTAGAGGTAATCCTTGCCGCTTCACTTGCATATGTCGCTTCAGCATGTGCCGCATCAAAATCTGTTCGCTGGGCCCGAATGTTGTGGTTACCAAGAACAACGTTTCTACCCATGTTTGCTTCTGGGCCTCGTCTTCCACCATATTCAGTCAAGTGGTTAAATGGTGCATATGACCCAATCTTATTACCAGTTTGGTCACCATTATTATCATCATTAGAAATTGCGAACCTGTCAAGAACGGTGAAGTTGAAAGAGTCTGCTTCTAGATAACTAGCGCGACCTTTGATTTTCAAGAAACTTGCACCAGCATCAGCATCACTGTAATAACCATATCCAAAGTTAGAGAAACTATTTCCTTTGTCAGAGTCCTTACCAATAATTACAAGGTCAGAGTCACCACCCGATGTGTTAATAAATGCAAAGGTGCGATTCTCACCACCACCAAAGGACGCTGGCAATTCACCTGTGGACGTTGAGTCCATATTCATTCTGAATTCAGTTCTATTGTTATTGAACCTGATTGTCGAAGGTGCAACCGCACCAGCGGAGTCGCTCAGTCCCAGTATACCGTTGATTGTAAAGTCACTATCTGCAAGTTGTGATATCTTAGGTGTGACATTGGTCGCAAACGAACCACCATCAGCAGTGCTGATAGTAAAGATACCTGTTCCCGAATCAAATGATGTTGAAGATACACCCGCGACAGATACAGTTCCGATTGAGTCAATCAGACCATGTGTGTTGACTGTAATGATAGGGACAAGAGATGCAGAACCATACTCACCAGAGTCTACATTTGCAGCAAGATTATTCAGTGAGATATTACCTGTAGAACTATCGTATACAATACCACTACCAGCCGCGAACATTCCCTTGACATTTGCAGAGTCGATATTGAATTCACCGTCTGAGTATGTAAGTCCCTTATGACCAGAGAACATTCCTTTGACATTTGATGAGTCAATGTCGAATACACCTGTCGAGGATGTATATGTAAGACCTTTGTCTCCCGTGAGATTGTCTCTTGATATCTTAATAATGTCTGCCGAGTCAACATGTAGATTACCCACATTCAAATCAGTCAGTGTGACAGTTCCCGCAGTAAAGTTGCCAGATGCGTCACGAGCAACAATCGTTGAACCAGTATTTGCATCTGTCGCAGTGGTCGCAGAGTTGTTAACCTTACCCGCAGTCGAAATGGTTGCGAGTTTTGTGTCAGCGATATTCGCTGTTGAAGCGATGTCCGAATCTTTAATTACTCCTGCCGCGATATCTGTTACAAGAGTGACATTACCTGTCCCATCAAATGATACCGCAGATGCAGTTACTTGACCCGTCAGTTCAAAATTACGACCATTTGCGAGTGCTGTTGCAGTCGAGGCATTACCTGTCACCGCACCAGTCAGACTACCTTCAAAGGTTTCTGCAACCAGTGTTGCGAGACTAAATGATGCATCAGCAGCATTAATCGTGCCAGTTGGTGTTGAGTCATACTCGTCAAGGAGTTTCCACTTCTCATCAGATACATCAAAGTAGAGACCCATGTGGGTATAACCGACACCCGATGTGCCTGTGTTTCTGTTTGTGAAGAAACCAGTATCAACATTTACAGGAGATGCGACACCTTTCCATACATCACCCGAATCGTGACCCGTGGTCGCACCAAAGTTGACAGAGATATTATCTGTCGAGTGAATGAGTTGGTCTTCACCTGTGATTGCAGTTTTGGTAAGTATAGGTGAGGCAAATACACTATCATTACCCAATGCGACAGCAAAGGTATCTACACCGCCCGCACCAGTTCCTACACCGTCAATCTTAACATAATAGGTCTGCGCTGTCGTTCCTGTAAAGTGACCCGCGAAGAAGGCATCGTCAAGACCCGAACCAATAAATGTCGTTCCTGCTTCACCAATCGCATCACCTTCATTGAGACGATAGAATGGCGCACCCTGTGTCACATTTGATTGACCCACAGTAGTTTGACTACCCAGAATGGTAAGGTTACCATCGACTTGTAAGTCCGTCCCGATGTGTGCAGATGTCTGAACACGGAAAGAACGAACAGAGTGGTTCTGTTGGTTGACTAGAAGAATACCGTTATCAGAGTCACCTGACTGAACAACCCAACCCAGACACATTGGGAAGTTTGGATATGTCGGAGATGCGTTCTGAACCAATCCAGGCCCAAGACCCACGAAGAAGTTTGTCCCGTCTGACAGACCCGTTGTATTCACTTCGGTCAACTGACCCGCAATCAGACAGTGACCATAGGAGTTGTTTGCGATATCGAGTGCCGCAATACCTTGTGCGTTGTATGCGTTTACATCTGTCGCATCGGCAAGACCGACAGTCGGAACATCGATTACTCCTGATGTATAGTTACCAGAGAAGTAAAGTGGTTGACCCTTCTTGATTGTCGAACCAGTATTGTTGAAGACACGTTGGTGTTCCTGTGTGCCAACTTCGTGAACCATACCAGTGATATCATCATTGTAGTTGAGTGTCTTATGCTTGTTATCATAATACAACAGACCTTCACTATACGGTTGATGTGAGTCAAAGGTTGTCGTATCAAACTGAACATTTAGAAGTGATGCGGAGTCTGCTTCAATCTGTGTCGCTTTCAGTTTATTCTCAACACGCAAGTCATCGAAGTGTTCACTCATACCATCAACAAGGATAACACCATTCGTTGAGTCAGCGGTTAGAACGCGACCAATATGGAATGGATACCCTGTATCAACAGTTACGGGTGTCTCTGTTACAACACCCGCAGAGTCAGGAGACAGATAGAGGAGATTACCCGCAGTCATTC